GGCCGATGATCGGTTCTGGTCTTTGACGTGGTTAGAGTTAGGGGCCTTGGAAGATCGGCGCCGTGAACAGGAAAAGCGCCGCTATGAGCGCGCCGGAACGGTGGCAGCAATGACCTTGAACGTGTGGCGCGATTCAAAGCGCCGCCCCCAACCATTCACAGCGGGCGATATTTTCCCATGGATTGCCGACAAGCGCGAGCCGGTGGACGACAGCGCAGCGCTAGACCTTTATTTTACCGGCATGGCCGCTGCGTTCCGCAAAGAACACCCCGGCGCCCCGGCGGCCGGACGGCGCAAGGTAAGCAAATCGGAAATGGTCGAATCTCATGGCTGACGACATCAAACAAACAGTCATAATCGAAGCGTCGCTGACGAAGATTCAGTCGGATCTGAAGACGTTAGAAAACAACTTCGCATCGTCCTTCGGCAATATCAAAAATCTGGCGACCTCCGCCTTGGGTAATTTAGGCGCGGTTCTAAGCGTCGGCGCACTGACGGGGTTCACTTCCAAGATCTTCGCCTTGGCCGACAGTCTGCAAAATCTGCACGAGCGGACGGACATATCGGTTGAGTTTCTCTCCGGATTCAAGTCGACATTGGAGGAGTCCGGCACGTCAGTCGACACTTTCGCCAATGGTGTTTTCAACCTTCAGAAAAATCTCGGCAACATCGACAAAGCAACCGACCCGGCGGCGCTGGCGATCAAACGCTTGGGCTTGAACTTCGAGGAGCTGCGCAATATCTCGGTTGACGATTTCATCAAACAAGTAACCGACGCCCTGGCCAAGATCGAGAACCCGGTCGAGCGCAACACTGTGATGTTCACATTGCTCGGCAAATCGGCCAAGGAGCTGGGCCCGGCCCTGGCTGCGCTGGCCGGTCGCTTTGACGAAGTCAAGCGCTCTGGCCTTACCGCGGCGGACGTAAAGGCACTCGACGATATCGGCGACGCGCTGACCAGACTCAAGAATCAAGCGCTGCTGCTCGGCGCCGAGGGCGTCGCCGGTATCCTGCGATTTTTCGGCGCCCTGCGCGATGCGCCCAAAGTGGCAGCGCAGCTCGCCGATGCTACCAAGAAGTTCGCCCAACTCAGCGGTATTCCCGAGGGCCGTGTTGAGGGCATGACATCCAAGGAAATTATCGCGGCGGGAGAAAAGCCCGGCTTCGGCATCAATCCTCAGGCGTTGCGCCAGGCGCGCGACGGTGTGCTCGATCTGCGCGAGGAGTTCGATCGGTTAAATAAAGTCAACGTCACCAAGCCCACCGCTGTTTTCAAAGGCATCAGCGACGGCGCCAAGGGTGCAAAAAAAGACGTTGAAAATCTCGCCGACTCTTTCCTTGACAGCCTCGAAAAGCAGCTCGCCACGATTGAAAGCAAAAAGATCGAGCTCCGATTCGGCACTGATTTCGCCCTTGGCGCGAGCCTCGACAAACAGTTTGAGGATTTCAAAGAAAAGCTGCGCGAAAAACAACTGCCGATCCCCAAGGGCATCGAAGAGTTTTTCAAATCGCTCAAGGAACGGATCATCGCCGGCACTGACGAGCTCAAGCGCATGCAGCATGAGCTCGCCAAGCTCGACGCGCTCGGCAAGGCATTTGATCAAGATAGCCAGGAGTGGGGCCGCGCCATTGAGGAGAGCGCCAAGGCGGCGGCTGAAGCATTGGCTAAGATCGAGCCCGCCTTTCAGGATCTCCAAAAACAGATGGCGATCGACATTCTGCCCAAGGATCAGCAGGATGTTGCCCGGGCTAACCGGGAATTTGAGGAGCGCGTCAAGGTTATCAGAGAGTGGCGCGATGCGGCAATCGCCGCCGGCCAGGACGTTGCCGACGTTAATGCGCAGGCCGCCCAGGCCACCGCCGACGCATGGATTACGACCTACGACGACATCAAAGACAAGACCGAAGAAACAACGGAGTTCATGCGAACGGCCATCGAGCGCGGGTTCGGCGCGGTTAGCGACGGCATCGAGGATTTTCTCAACGGCAACATCACCAGCTGGGAAGACTGGGGCAAAAAAGTTCTCGGCATCATCAACAAACTATTGGCCGATCAAATCACGCTCGGACTCAAGGATATGATTCTTGGTCCGGACTTCGGCAAGCAGGGGGCCGGCATCGCGGGCGGGCTAGGATCTCTGCTCGACATGCTCGGCCTCGGCAAGACCCCCCAGCCGAGCCGCCAATTACCGGGCACCACCGCAGCGGACCGGCTCGACGCAGAGCGCGGCCAGGAGATGCGCGACGCCGCATCGGTCACACTAGGAGAAGGCGGGAAGAGTGGAACAGAAGCAGCCGCGGTTACCGCAATTCAAGCAACCGCTACGACCGGCCAGAGCGCTATTCAATCGACGCAATCGACGGCAAGTGGCGGCATTAACGCGCTGGAGTCGACGGCGACCGCCGCAATTCAGACGACCGGGGCGACAGCACAGACGAGCATACAGGCCCTGCAAGCGGCCGCGATTGCCGCCATCCAAGCCGCTGCCGCTGCTGCTAGTTCGCAAGGCGGTGGCGGGGACATGGGCGGAATGGAAATGCTGTTCAGTTCGAGCGGGGGCGCCACCGACGCCGGCGCCTATTCCGAAGGGGGCGGGCTGGTCACTGGAATGGGCTACCACGGTGGCGGTCTAGTGACCCCAGGTGGAGAGCACGCGACATTCCGCCGCCGGCTGCCGCGTTACCACGTCGGCGGCGAGGTTAATGCTGTGCTGAAAGACGGAGAGTATGTCGTCAATGACCGCGCTACCGGTATGATGGGCAAGCCCGCGCTCGATTACATCAACGCGACCGGCCGCATGCCGGATAACGCAAAGGGTTGGACGGGAGGAAAAGACAGGGCGGTTGTCGTCAATGTTTATGCCAACGACGCCGGCAGCTTCGCGCGCAGCAGGCGGGAGATTCAGAGCCAGGTCCGCGATACTTTCAGGAGAATTGATTAAGCGATGGCTTTTTACGATGACATCGTCTTCCCGACAGACATCAGCTTCGCCAGCCCTGGCGGACCGCGCTTTTTAACCGGCATCGTAAAAGTGCCGAGCGGATGGCACACCGCGGACATTCGCCGCGACACGCCAATATACGGTTGGGACGTGGGCTATGGCGCGCGCGAGATCGGCAAAATTTATGATCTCTACGAGCTGTTTCTAGTAGTCCGCGGGCAGGGTCATATGTTCCTGTTCAAGAACTGGCTCGATTACAAAAGCGCGCACGGCGATCAGAAAACTGTTAGCACCTCGGCAAATGATCAGGTGATTGCCACCGCGACCGCTGGGCAGACTCAATTCCAGCTGATTAAGACCTACACCGTCGGCGGCGCGTCGCTGGTAAAGACCATCTACAAACCCAAAGCCGGGACGCTCAAGGTCTCGGTAAACGGCGTAGAGGAGTTTTCCGGTTGGACTATGAACGCGACCACCGGGGTTATCACCCGCTCTCCAGGCTTGGCCGGCAGTGACGTTGTGCGCGCCGGGTTCGAGTATTATCACCCGGTCCGCTTCGCCTCGGACGACTTCGACCCAAGTTTCATCGCGTGGCAGGCCGGCGAGGTTAGCATCCAGGTCGAGGAAGTGAGGCTGGTCCCGTGAAGACGATCCCGGCCGGACTGCTCGCCCACTATCAAGGCCAAGTGCAGACCATCGCGTTTTGCACAATCCTCTCGCTGGCGGCGCGTCAGCCGAGGGTGGTCAACATCACAAACGCAAACCCTGGCGTGGTGACGACTCTCTGGCAGCATCGGTTGAAGACCGGCGACGTGGTGAAATTTGTCAAAATCGAGGGCATGACCCAGGTCAACTTTGTCGGCAACGTCAGCGAGCTGTATTTTCAAGTCACGGTACTGTCACCGACGGAGTTTGAAATCAACGTCGACACAACGGCCTATAGTCCCTACCTCGTAGGCACGAGCTATGGGGAGGCGCGGCGGTGCCTGGGGTTCACGTCGTTTGAGAGAGATTTAATCTGGAACAATATTAGACTCCATGCGCGGACAGGGTCGGTGCCCACGGCGGCGGCCGCGACATCGGATTTCAGTGTCTCAAGCCGCGAGGTCCAGGCCCTACTCGACAGCGATCAGATCGTCGCCCAGGACATCGAGGAGGGACTCTACAGCGGCGCCGAGTACGAGCACTTCGAAGTCAATTATCAGAATCTCGCGCAGGGTCGAAACGTCCTGCTCTATGGACGCCTGGGCGACATCCGCTGGGGCGATCAAGCGTTCATGGCTGAAGGTCTCGGCTTAAAATCGTTGCTCACTCAAGAACAGGGGCCGCGCTGCTCGGTCACGTGCAGGGCAGAGCTGGGAACGCGGATCCAGGATACGTGGAACGACCGCTATGGCTGCAAGGTGCGACTCGATCCAGTCGGCTGGCAGCCGCTCCAGCAACACGCCGCGGGTATTCCCTTTGATGCCAACGTCGGCATGATCGTCAAACCCTCGACCTATAACGGTTTCTATTATGTGGCGCTCACCGCGGGGCAAACCGGCCTCACCGAACCGACCTGGCCGACGGTCCTGGGCGGGACGGTGTCCGACGGCGGCGTGACATGGGAAGCGCGCCAAGCGCTAGTCAAACCCGGCACCATTACATCGGTTACAGATCGCCGCCAGTTCGCCGACTACAACCGCGTCGAGCCAACAGGCTGGTTTACGCATGGGCTCTTGACGTTTCTTGACGGGCCGAACGCGGGATTTTCTAGCGAGGTCAAGAGTTACTTGCGCGCGTCTTATCCAATCACACTGGTTGACACCGTTAGCGGTTACTTCTATGTGACCGGCGATCAAACGGCAAACTTTCAGATTGGCGACATCATTACCCTGTTTGGGTCGACCGCCAAAGACGGTGAATACACCGTCACCGCGGTGCTCTACGAAGCGGGTCCGAACCGTACCCGGGTCACCGTGACCGAGCCCATATCGAACAACACCCCGGATGGAAGCATTCAGTGGAGGCCGGCCGGGTTCACGCTGCGCGACTCCACCTATCGGGACATCAGCGTCGGGCAGAGCTACATAGTCGAGGTCGGCTGCGACAAGCGCGTTGAAACTTGCATCGACAAATTTGACAACGTCCACAACTTCCGCGGTGAGCCTTATTTGCCTGGCGTTCACCGCGCAATCCGCTTCCCTGATCAACCGGTGTAACCATGCGCTGTGAAGCTAAAATCGCCGTGACGCAAAGTGGTATCCTGGCGCCGTTTTACGCGCAATGCGTCGGCGGCGCCGGACATGCCGGAATGCATTTTTATGAACAACCGGACTTCGACCTAGTCGGCCATCGGCTCAACGGCCCACCCATGCGCTTGCGCGGGACCGCGCGCATAGGGTGGGACGATCCGGACACCTACGGGGACAAGGCCCAGGCTTACATACTCAACGGGCTTACCCTGATTGAAGGTGACACGGAGCGCGAGCCAGACTTGACCGTGCAACCCTACGAGGTCCGCCCATGGCTACGCGCGGTGAAGTAATCGAGGCCGCGCGGACCTGGCTCGACACACCCTTTCGGCACCAGGGGAGGGAGAAGGGTCGCTGGGTGGATTGCATCGGGCTGGTCGTCGGCGTCGCGAAGGAAATGAAATTGATCGCGCCAGAGTGGGACTTCGCGGGCTACGGGCCGTTACCGGTGCCGAGCGCGATGGAAAAAGGGCTCGACGAGCACATGGACCGGGTGCCCCATGGCGCCGAGCTACCGGGTGACGTGCCGTGGATGGCCGATCCCGACCTCGGCGGGCAGCCGCGCCATGTCGGCATTCTCACCGATTGCGGCACGCTGATCCACGCCCACAGCAACGTCGCCAGGGGCGCGGGCCGCGCCGGGAAAGTGGTCGAACAGAGGCTCGATGACCGGATCAAGACTCGCATCCGGCGCTATTACAAGTTTCGAGGGTTAGAGTGAGAACCAAAAGCCAAATAATCTACATCACCTTGGGCGCGGTCGCCGGCTTGCTCATCTTCCCCGACTCGGTCTTTGCCGCCCAGATGATGATCAAGTCTATGTTTACGATGGCCGGATCATACTTCGGCGGTCCGATCGGCGGCGCGATCGGCGGCCTGCTCGGCGGCATCGTTGGCGGGCTGTTGTTCCCGGAAAAGGGCCAGCTGATCGGTCCGAAACTCGAAGATCTCCAGGTCACCTCGCACTCTTTCGGGGAGGATATTCCAGACACCGAAGGGACGTTCCCGGTGCCCGGGCTATTGATCGATTCAAGCGACATCCGAGCGGTCGAGCATTCCGTCGGTGGCAAGGGCATGTCGGCGAGTCCATCGGGTTACTATTACACTTACTCGGCTGACGCGCTGTGGCTGTTACGGCGCCGGCAAGCCGATGGCATCTTGCGGGTTTGGCTTCAAGGAAAGCTGCGCCGCAATATGTCGCCCGATGCAACCCTCGCGGAGATCATTGCATCGGCGGCGGCGATCAAGGGCGGCCGGCTCAAATTCATGATGGGCGCGGAGGACCAGCTCCCCGATGCTACCTTTGAGCTGCTGCACGGCGTCGGCAGAACTCCAGCTTACCGTGGCGTCGTGACTATGGCCGCGCTCGCGCTCGAGCTCGCCGACTACGCCAATCAAATTCCCCAGGCCGTCGCCGAAGTCTACGACGACGGCAGCGAGCATATGCGGACGTTTGGACCTAACCAACCGCCCTTCATTGGCAGCGCCTGGGTATGGGTCGGCGATTGGAATCATGTCGATGACAATCACGAGGTCCTCAGTCTTGTGGCAGACTCGGAACATTTAGCGATGGCGTCGGCCACCTACAGCAATCCCGAGGCGTATTATTGGGTCAGGCACACGCCTGTTGGTACGTTTCCAGAACTGAAATATGAAAAATTGAGCGACCCGGTCGAAGGCCATATTATTTATCCGTTTGGGGCTGGGAAAAGCGACGTTCCGGCCGGTATTTGGCACAGCGGATTCGGTTTTCATTTTTTCCTGTATAACGAATGGCGCGAGATCTTCATCGGCGTACTGCCGGGCGTGATCGGTGGGAATGGCGGAACCTGGGTTTACAAGCTAGGGCGGCTCATTATGTGGGTGCCTGGCATGGGTGGTTTTCCTGACGGCGCGTTTATCGACTTTCCATCGATGGCGACCGACATCGTCTTCCCGGCGCCATACGTGGCGGCGCCGAAAATTCAGGTGCTCAGGATGAGCGACAATTTCCTGTATGGCCTGTATTCTCATGGAATCACAAGTTTATTCGGCGCCCCAAACTCGATACTTTACAAAATCGACCCGGTTGATTTCACCGTGCTGGAGATTTGGGATCTCGGCGTCGAAAAGCTGGCGGGGTTCGACCTCGTAAGCGACGAGGAAATGTACTTCACCCAAACCGGCTTTGGCTCAGGTGCTCCGGTCAACTTTTACGCTCTCGAAAATAAGAAAGCGGTTCTCATCGGGACCTCGCCGAACCCGTTCTCGGTGAATTTCATCAACGGCCAACTTATCTACAAAGACGGGATCTTTTATTACGGTGCGCCAAACCGAGAGTTTTTTCAGGTGGTGCCCGCCGGCGTGTCGCAATGTGTGCCGCTCTCCAAGATTGTCGGCGACGCGTGCCGCATCGCAGGCATGGAGGAAACGCGCTTCGACGTGAGCGAGCTCACCGATTGCGTCGACGGCTACGGTCGCGACGCGGCAATGACGATGGCGAATTGGATTTCCCCGCTCATGCCTCACTACTTTTTTGATCCGGTGGAGAGCGGCGGCTTACTCAAATTTCGCAAGCGCGGCCGGCCGGTCGCGTTCACTATCCCGCTCACCGACCTTGCGGCTTATGAGCCCGGTGAGCAGGTGCCTGATCGACTCGAACGCAACCAGATTCACGAGCGCCGGTTGCCCAGTACGGTGCGGGTGCAATACATTCAACGTGATAAGGATTATGAGCGCGGGCTCCAGTATGAAGAAAAGATCATCACCGAGTTTCGGCACATGATCGATTTCAGCTTGGCTGAGTCCATGTCCGACGACGCGGCGAAGCAAATGGCGGCCCGGCTGCTGCCGGTGCTGCACTTCGAGCGCAACGAGGCGACCATCCGACTAACCCGGAAGTACATTGAGATCGAGCCGGGCGATCCATTCGAGATCACGCTATGACCACGACAAACTACAAATTTCCAGAAATCGCCGTCGGCCAGTCACAAAAAGAAGTCACGCACAACGCGGCCCTGTTAATCCTCGACAACGTGCTAGGGGGCAAGCTCGACATCAACGTGACCACGGCCGACATTATCCTCACCGACTCGCAGCATGACGGCGCGGTGTATTTCAAATTTACCGACACGATGACGGCGCCGCGGGCGGTGACGTTCCTCGGGCGCGGGAAAATTTGCATGGTGGAACATGCCGCCCTGGGCAGTCATAACATCACCCTGAAGAGCGGCAGCGGGGCCGGCGCCACCGTGACGCTTGCGCCGGGATCTGTGAAGCTGATCTATATCGATGGCGCAAACAACGCGGTGCGCGTAACGACTTAACGGAGGCAGAATCATGGTAATAGACTGGGCAGAGAGCTTCGGTTACAGCCAAACCCTCTCCGACATTTTCCCGTTCACGCAGTTAGCAGGCGTCGACTTCACGACTACGGTCAACGCGGGAAGCAGCCCCTACAGCGGCCCGACTTTGCGGATGGTCCTGGGCGGCGGATCGGGAGGGCAAACGGCGCACTATGGGCACCCGGTCGCAGCGCGTTCGACGTTCTATACGGCAATGCGGATCAAGTACAGCGCCGCGTTCTCGACCGAGTGCAGACTGATGAAGTGGTGGGAGGCTGGCAACGTCCACTGTTACCTGGCGATTACGGACGCGGGCTCGTTCAAGCTGTACCGCGGCGACGATGTTTTGTTGGCAACGTCAGCGTCCGGGCTGATCGGGTTTGGCCAATGGAAACACGTTGAAGCGAAAGTCGTCATACATGATTCGACGGGCACCATCGACGTGTGGGTGGATGGCGCTCTAGTCTTTTCGGCTACGGGACTCGACACAAAATATGTCGGCAGCGGATCAATCGACGCGGTTACGATCGGCATTCAAATGGGTTCGCATGGGTCGGTGACCACCGACATCTGCGACGTGATTCACGCCGATTCGCAGATAGGTGAAAACCGCGTTGAGTATTTCCCGCCAACAGGGGCGGGCGCGAATACTACTTGGACGCCATCGTCCGGGTCGAATTTTCAGACGGTGGACGAAACGACGCCGAACCCCGCGGACTACAACTCGACTGACGTCGTCGGCGAAAAAGACACCTTTACGGCGGGCAACGTGCCGACTACTGCGACCATCCTCGCCGTCGGCTTGATCGCGCTCGCCAACAAGCAGGACTCGGGCGCGGCAACGCTTAGGTTTCTCAATCGGCAGAGTGGGACCGACTACGAAGGCGCGTCCTTCAACCCACCATTCGGGAGCAACGGCTGGTTCAAGGAATGGTTCGAAGACAACCCCGACACCGCAGCGCCATGGACGCCCACTGAATGGAACGCGAACGAAATCGGGTACAAACGACAGAGTTAGGAGGCTTCAATGGCAAACGGATTTTTTGACAAGGGCATGGAGAATATGTGCAACGGCGGGTTCAACTGGATGTCGGACGACTTCCGGCTGTTCTTCGTCGACCACGGCGTCGACGTGCCGAACCTTACCACCGACGACGCGCTAGACGACATCACAGGCGGCGCGGTGATTGCGACTTCGAGCGCTCTCTCCGGTAAGAGCAACACGGCCGGCGTGCTCGATGCCGGCGATGTGACATTCTCCGCTGTGTCGGGCGCAAGTTTCGAGTCGGCGATCCTCTACAAGCACACCGGCACGCCGTCGACAAGCAAGCTGTGGGCTTATTGGGACACCATCACCGGCCTGCCGTTTACGCCAACGGGCACCGACATCCTGTTTATTTTCGACAACGGCGCGAACAAGGTCATGCGTCCATGAGCTCGATCCGCATCAAGAGCGACGGCCCCCATGTAGTGATCATCGACGAGGCCAGCGGGCACTATTGGAAAATGCCGTGGAACCAGGCCGACGAGTTCGCCGCGCAGATCAAGCTGGCTGCGCGCCACGCCGAAGCTGTGGCGAAGGTCGAGCAAATTACCTTCGACCAGGCGGTCGTCCTGCGCGCCGGCTTCCCGGCCGGCTTCACTGACGACCCCCGCGTACACGACGCCGCGCGCAAGGAGGCGGGCTGGAACGCGCGATTGAGGCGGCTGTTTCACAAAACCCCCGACGTTCGCCGCGGCGTGGTCGGTACGCCGCAGCTGGTGGGGCTCTCCAGTGTCGGCAAACCAGAACAGGAGTAAACGATGGAAATCCCCAACGATTCCAAAAAGCTGAAGGCTCTCCCCCTCAATATGCTGCGAGAGTTTCGCTCGAAGCTGGAGGATAAGCGGCTCGAGCTGGCGGCCACCACCAAGACCGTCAATGATCGCATCGCCGAGCTCGAAGAAGAGGAACGCAAGGCCCGCGGCCCTAACCCGCTCGGCGTGTCCATGCTCGGCCGATCTAAATAATGGCAACAGAAACGCGCATATTGGTTCATGGCGCCGAGGTCATTACCGAGGAGACCGACGTTGAAACGCGGGTCGCCCAGGCCGGCGCGCAGGTCGTCACCGAAGAGACCGACGTTGAAACGAGAGTCGCCCAGGCCGGGGCGCAGGTCGTCACCGAGCAGACCGACATCGAAACACAAGTCGCGGTCGCGGGGTCCCAGGTCGTCAGTGAAGAAACCAGCCTGGCCGCCCGTATCCTCCAATTCGGCGCGCAGCTCGTTTA